CCTAAACACTCAGGGATCCTATTCTATGTAGTATATACGACTATTGAAAAGGACAAAGGTGACCCTACTCCTGAAGAAACAAAGGTATCTGATTATGAAGTAGTTGGAGAATGGTTATTCCAAATCACATGGTCAGGAGGTGGAGGTTATAGGAGAACGAAGAGATATACTCGCCCAAGAAGACCAATTAGAGGAATTAATTGGGACAAGTTATTTCCACCGATGCTTGACGTATTAGGAGTAGACGATTTATGTGCAGCATACGGTTAGAATTAATTAACCCTATTGGTTAATAATAGAGTGGAAGATATTCGATATCTTCCATTTTTATTTACATAGACTTTTTGATATACTCCACAAAAGGTTGCCTCCTTCTTTAATAGTTTTGAGTTATGGCCTGGAGATTCTATCCAATAGTTTAGCACGCACTGTGCAGCAAGTTTAGGATCAACTACTCCGTCTTTAATATTTTTAATCCAAAGATCACCTACCTTTTGTTTGGCAGGATCTTTAAATATCATCGGTCCAGCATTAAGACAGTTTTCAGCAAGCATACCGCCGGCACCTAGTTTTGCACCAAATCTCTCAGCTCTTGATTCTGGAGAGACAATGTTTTCAATCAAGTGAATGGAGTCTCGAGTTGTCTCAAAGTGGCCTCCTTCATCGTATACAGACAGGTATTCGCAATGGTGTTCACACGCACGAGTCATATTAGAGTCTAGTTTAAGTGGAAGGAGCCCATTTTCTTGACGATACTTATTTATGACATCAAGTAGAAGAGTTGAAAATTCAGTTTCAGTAGTTAAAAGGTTTTTAGGAACTTGAGAAAAAGTAATCGTAGAGATTAATAGAAGGGTTAATGTTATTAATTTCATGGCTCTTAAATTTAATTGGTTATAGTTATAATACAAAAATTTGATATGTTTTTAAAGATAAATAACTAAAAACTATTTAAAAATGGGTGGTTACTTATTAAACTATAATAGATGGAAATCTCTATACGAATCAACTCAACTAAATGAGGCGCTTGATGTTACTCTTAATCCAGTTGAAAGAGGAAATGTGTTAACGACTAGATCAACTTATCCTTCACTTGCAATTAACTCAAAAACAGATGGTGAATTGAATGCAATAATGACAAAGACAATCGGTAAACAAACAATCCCTGAACTATACGTATCTGGTGCTAGTGTTATAGATAATGACAAAGACTATCGACAAATATTCACTGCTTTAGTAACTGGAGTAATGCAATATTTTGGAGATAAGAAATTATTGGATCAAATTGATGATCTTGCACCTAAACTTAAGTTTACTACAACTAATATAGGAAAGGTACAACTACTTGGTCCAAGTAAAGGAACGATTGATACGATGGGGAATATTAAAAGCAGTACTAAGCTATGGAATCCTGCTGAAATAAAAAACACTGCAACTACATCAACATCCCCTTTAACTTCAATTTGCCACTATATCAATGGATTTAATTTACAGAACTGGGCAGCTGGTAGTTTCTTACAAATAGACCCAAGTAAAATAGTTGGTGTAGATAACGTGACTGACTTGACTGGAGCAACACGAGAAGCATACGTTGAAGAACGAGGATTCTTACGACTAGTTAGTCCAGCAAGTTCAAGCGTAGCTGGTGGGTCAATTGGAAAGGAGTCTACCTCTATTCAAGGGGCACAGGCACAGGCTGGTAATGTTGAAATTGCATTTACTGCTTTGAGATCAGACATTGATGATAAGGGAGTTAAGGTTGATGCAAATCACCCTAAAGTAAAAGAGATTGGAGACAAGATCATAGGATACTTAGGAGATAATGGAGTGATTGATTCAATGACTCTAACGTCATCCGCTAGTCCAGAATATGGATCAGTTAAAAATGTTGCAGGTTGGGAAAAATCTTATCCTAAGGGTACTACTGGAACGGCTGATCCTGGAGTAGGAGCAGATGATGCTAGCAAAAACATGAAACTTGCATACGATAGGGGAGTGGTTTTCCGTACTGCACTATATGCTTATTTAGGAGGACATGTAAATCAAAACGCAATTGCTGTTTCTTGGAAGATCTCAACAGATGCTCCAGGAGGAGGAAAGAATATTACGTATTCAGTTGCTACTAAAAGCGAAGCTCCGCAGACTATTGAAAAGACTACCTACCAGGGAGCAAAGGTCACTGTTAAACAGGAAGATAATGCGCTCAATATCTATAAGATTACGTATGATGCTTCAGCAATCTCTAAAAATAAAACTGGACTTTTAGTAAAAGATAAGATCGATTATAATAATCTTAAAGAAGGACAAGCAATAATTATTCTTGCAAAAGACTTGAAAACAAAGGTTGGCGACACAGATAAGGCAGAAGACCAAGTAATAGTAAGTAAAATGGAAGACAATAATATTTATTTTAACTACAAAGAACAGAAAGATGTACTCTTACCAAAGGATCGATATGTTAGACAATATGGAAAGATTGATAAAACTAAAAATGTAGAAGTATAAGTAGAACTTATTTAAACTTAAAAGGGGATCTTATCGATTCCCTTTTTTTGTTATTGGATAAACGTATCTGTTAAAGGTTGCCTTACTCTTATCCAGTGAATGAAAGGTAGCGTCAAACTTAATAGATTTATTTTTACGATCGATTGATATGATTGAGACGATTGTCGCAGCACCATCATTAGATCGAGAAATAGCAGCCTCATGAGTGGGAGAGTGGATCCAACCTTGAACTGCTTTTTGTGCAAGTAATTCAAGATCTATCTCACCACGATCGCTAATGATATTTGTAAAAAATGAACCCGATGATTCATATCGGTATAAGCACTCAGCATTGCTCCAATATCCCACGCTATCTGAATGCCTCTGTAAAGATCTATTAAAATTTCCATATGCTACTCTAGTGCAAAACTTTCGCATTAAGGAGTCCTCAAATGCTATAAATGGAGAGAGACTTTGTGTGATTCTATACTCATTGATCTTTTTCCAAATCAAACTATCAAGCTGCTTAGATTCAATTCTTTCTACTTGTGAAATCGAAGAGAATGAAAGTAATGCAAAGAATATTATTGCAATTGTTTTCATGGCTTTAAATTTAATTGGTTATAGCTATAATACAAAAAATTATCGAAATAAAAAAGATAAATAATAAAAAATTAAAGTGTAATGGCAAATCCAGTTATGAACTACAATCAGTTTATGGCAGCATTCAAAAAAGCTGAAGCGGGATACCGTGGAAAAGCTAATGTTGCAGCTAACGATAAATCAGGTTCTATGAAGATCAACCAAGGTTTAGTTGAAGGTCCAGTTAAAGGAAAAGCAACTCCTCAAATTGACAAGTATACTAAACAATACATGACTACTGCAAAGAACAAGAGTGTAGTCGGTAAGAAGAAGTAATCAATAAAAATCCAAGACTAATGAATAGATCTATTTTGCGCTTTGAGCAATATTCTATACTAGAAAAAAAGGGTGACCTTAAGAGACTAGTCGGAAAAGACGAAGACGAAGAGCTTACAGTAAATGATGCTAAAAAGATTGGTGTCAAGGTTGCAAATATGGAGGGAGAAGACAAGAAAAAGTTTGTTGGAATCATCAACTTTTTAGGAGCTTCATGCAACATCTATAACGAGCTTTGGAAGAATTATAAACGTACTCGAGACCGTAAGAAAGACTAATGAATAAAGTATTTGAAAAAGCGTATTCTGATGAAATTAGTTCAAAGGACGGAGGTTTCATCTTTCAAGCTATCCTAAATTATGATCTTCACTGGTCAATAATAGATGGCGAAACTGCTCTTGATCAAAAAAATATTCAAGGCTGGCTAAAGCAGGTAGACGTTTTTCCCGATATGAGATTTGATGAGGGTCATGCGACCCTTACCTATATTATATTGAGTGAAGTAAACCTACTTAAAAGAAAGTTTGAACTTGCTAGTGAAGCCATTAAAAGATTACTTAATCCCGACTATGCTAAAGAGATGGATGGTATTCCAGTAGAGGCTAAACCTGAGGATGAAGTACCAAAACCTATCGAGTCTGACTTAACAGATGACGATTGGAATAACTTATTACCAGCAGGTCCACCCGCTCCACTAGGTTTACCCGAATCACCAAAGAGATTAGAGCAAGGTCAAAAGGCTTTGCCTGAATCGCCTAAAAGATTAGGACAAGGCCAATTGGCTTTACCTGAATCACCAAAGAGACTTCCACCAGCTTCTTCTGAATCACGAGTAAACGAAGTATTGTTTACCACTAAATTGACATCTGCTCAAATTAAAGAGATTAACGATAAGTATTTTAAAAATACTCATTATGACGTTAGGTTCACAGTGACTCGAATGGCATTACGTGAAGTTTCAACAAGCGGACTAGACACTGGGTCTCCTAATGTGACTCTTAAACTTTCTACTGGAATGGTAGATACTCTTAATGGGGCTGCAATTAATAGTTGGGATGGATTTAAGGTTAAAGTAGTTGGCCGTAATACTATATTAGGTAACCAGTCCTTGACAATAGACAATACGACTGATCCTAAAATATCTGAGATCCTAGTATACGATCCTATCGAAAACATAAACGAATTAATTTTTAGAACGATATTACCTTCTCTAGTCCTAGAGTTTAAAGGGGATCGCGTACAGATTGATAATTATTCAAATCGATCATCACAAATATCAATTAGATCAAACATAGATTTTGATAACTTATTTAACATTGAGGAGACACAACCTTCTGAAATAATTGATACTGAGGAAGGAGAGGACGTGAATCAAGAAGAGGACTCTAAAGAAAAAACGGCACCATCGTTTCCCAAACAAAATATTGGATCCGAGACAAATAAATAACTAAAATAATCGATATACTATGGCAGGTTTACCACATTGGACCAATTCATTAGCGGCTACACAATACTACGAACCTATATATACAAACCAGTTTGAAGTAATTTTAAATCCACCAGCAGTAATTACTGGATCGGAAGTTGCTCTTCTAGTAGAACACGTAACTAAGATTACAGGTCTACCTGAAATTAATTCAAATGGAACACTAGTTGAACAGAAATATAAATTCGCTACTAGATCATATGCTGGTGCAATTCCAGATAAGACTACTGCTGATTTAGAAGTATCGTTCACAGTCAACTTAAATGAAGAAAATAATGCATACGTCTATAATATCTTACGTGCTTGGAACGATATCGTATACGATCCTATCACTGGTAGTCAAGGTTTAAAAAGAGACTATGTTGGATCAATGTCTGTACACGTTTCAGATAAGACTGGAGCAATCTTTAGAGAATGGTCATTTCCATCAATTATTCCAAACGATCAGCTAAAAGCGATTGAGCTTGACTATGTATCAAATGATGTTTACAGTGTGACTATGAAATATAGAGCAGACTGGTGGACTGAAACTAGAGTCGGTCAGATTAACGTATAAAAAATCGAAATAAGCAATGGAAATGTTTGATACACATCGTCGAGATATCTTAAATTTCGATAATTACATGGACCTTAAGAAACCTGGATTTGGTGGACCGGCATCAGCAATGGCACTAAGAGATGGAAAAGGTAAAATAGTTAACACTAAACCTAAATTAGCAGGTTTTCAACGAACTGTTGAGAGGGATCCTGCTTTTTCTCACCCAGTATACGATCCTACATATAAAGCAATGACTGGTGATCTTGTTTATAAGCAAGAAGGCAAGAAAGCTTTTACTTATGATGATCAAAGAACAGGGATTCCAGTAGTTCAGATGGATCCGCTTAAGGAAGGAAAGGCTTACTCTTCTTTTCAAAGATTTATTAATGAATCTGAAGAGGATGAAGATGAAGAGTATTTTGAAACACCTGAAGAATTGGAGAATACTGATGAATTAGAAGACGAAGAATATGCATATCCTAACTTAGGAGATGATGAAGACGAATCTGAATATAGAGCAGAAGCAACTCGTTCAAATAATACAATGTCTGACCTGAGACAAATTGAAGATAAGTTAAGAAGCTTTGAAGAAGGTGGAGACTTTGGTGCAAATCCTATGGTCAATCCATTTGAAGAACCTATTCCAGATTGGGTAGAGAAATTAGGAAGTCCTGATCTTGAAGATCCAGAAAATCTAGAAGGCGAAGAATATTAATAAGAAAACCTCATATTGGATATGAGGTTTTTTTGTTTTAGATGACTATTTTTTCAATAAGGTCATTTGAAATTTCTAAAGGATCTGTATCTGAGGTTGGTGTAATTAACTGATAGATAAATTCAAAGTCAGGATACTCAGTCGATATAAAATCAATAGTATTTAAAATAGTAGTACTGGATATATTGGAATTTAGGTAAATTATCCGATCGTACTTTTCATTCTTAACGGTAATCGCTTTATCTAATAATTTTTTAATCTCATAGTTTAATAAAAAGGACTGCACCTTGTTTGGAACTATAAACTTTGTGCTAAACTTATCTTTTATTAATTTACTTACGTTTAGGATATAATCGCTTTTATCTTTCTTATTGAAGGTCAAGATAAAACTTTTATAGTCCTTAACAAAAATTATTGATATTTTTCTTTTTTCCATTCTATATGCATAATTTTACAACATTGATGCCAGATGCACGTAATATCTTGATTCCAGAGGTGTCTCTATACTCTTCTTGATAAATCACCAATTTTATTCCAGATTGAATGATTAGCTTTGAGCAATCTTTGCATGGAGAATAGGTTACATATAAGGTTGCACCATCTGTGCTTTGTGTAGATCTAGTTACCTTCATCATTGCATTAGCTTCAGCATGAAGAACG